GGTGCTGACAAGCTGATGAAGCTGAGGGCCAAGTAATGTCGCTGACGGTTACATCTGAAGACCTAGTAGATAAAGGCAATCAGATTATCCAGCTATATAACCAGTATCTGGGCCGTGATCCTTTGCAGGGCGGCTTAGATGGCTGGCTTGCGACAGGTCAAAGCATTGAGCAGATTGAGCAGGGTATAGCTAACTCGCCTGAAGCGGGTGTATTTCAAGCGTTTAACGAGACTGTTGGCCGCGATCCGACAATGGAAGAGCGGGACTATTTCGTAAATGTAAACCCTGCGCCTATTGAGGCTGTTGAAGAGGTCTTGTCTAACACGCAAGAAGCGCGGCAGTTTCAGGCTCAACAGCAGCTAGATGAGACAGACATGCTGGCTGATACAACGGCTGATGACACAACACTTGATGACACAACTGTTGGCGGCGAAACAGAAACAGCATTTCCTACTGCTGATACCGGCAGATTTGGCGACATGATTGATGCTTCTGCAACCTTTGCTGCCGCTAATCAATATCTCGGAGTTAATGAAGCACAGTGGTCTGCATTTGTTAATGAAGTAAACGAGATTAAGGCGCAGATGAATGCGTTTGAGGGCAACGAGGCTCGCGTTCTGCAAGATCGAAGCACTCCAGATGCTCTTTTAGATCGACGCATTGCTGTATTGCTTAATCAAAATCCCGGCATGACCCCTGATGAGGCACGGGCAGAAGCTGAAAGTGGTGAAGCGTATCAACAATTAGCTGCTACCAATGCACAATATGAAGCATTAAATGAAAGATTGAATCAAGCGTATGCAAGCATTGGTTTACCGGGTGCTGCAACGATAGCGGGAAGCGGGGTAAGCGGCGAAGGCTACAGGGTTGATTTTAATTTAAATACGGGCGAAGTAACTTACCGGGAGGTAGGTGGTAGCTCATTTCTTGAATCGGCCCTTGGGATTGCAATAGCGGCAGTATTTGCGGGCCCAATAGCTGGGGCAATAGCAGGAGCTACAGGAGCCTCTGCCGCAGTAGCCACAGCAGCGGCCTCTGGCATTGTTAATACTGCAACTCAGTTAGCAATGACCGGCGATCTTGATGTAGCGCAGGCACTTTCAGCAGCGGCAACGGGCTATTTGAATCCCAGTGCATCCGCAAATGTTATGTCTAATCCAAATGTTGCAAGCCTTACGCAACAAGTAAGTGATACTGCTTTCAATGAGGTTACTGGCTCGCAAATAATTGGTGAGCTTACAAACGCTAGTGCCAATTCAGGCGCTGTTGTAGACGCAATTTCCAATGCGGTTGGTGCTGCCGCTACTAATGCGATATTTGGCGGTGACAAAGATTCAGGCGTTGTTGTAGACACCGGTGGTGCTACTGCTGATATTGCAGGCATGGGTTCAGATATTGGTGACGACTTTGGCGTAGATGTCACGATTACCGGCCCTACATTTACTTTGCCTACAGACGATGATTCTGGCGGCGGTGGCGATACAGCAGCAGGTGCTGACGCAAGTGTTGATGGTGGTGATGCAGGCGCGGCTGACCCTGCAACGACCGTAACAGTTAGTCAGCCAGCCTCAACTCATACTTATGGAACTGATGATGACTCAATTGTTGCCCGTCAAATACATGAAGCAATTATCAGGGAGGGCGATCCTAACGCTCAGGCCGAACTTATAAAAGAATGGGAAAAGTATACAGGTCAGCCATGGAATCCTGACTATATGAGTCAAGACCCGTATGAGGATTATGATCCTGAAAAGCAAGCAGGCACAACAGTAAGCACTGGTGATGTTCAAGAGGTTGGCGCTGCGGCTACAGAACAAACCGATGCAGTAAAAGCTGTTGATTGGATCTTGGTAAATCTGCCTAACTACGGCGATATGACAGAGGTTGAGATAAACAAGGCTCTGGAAGATGCTGGTCTTGAGCCTGTTGATATAAATAACGATGGCACAGTTAGCTCTAAATCTGAGGTTGTTGAGACTACTAATGGCAATCAAGCGTCAACGGTAACTGTCGCTGGTGGTAATGGAGATAACACCCTTACCGGAGGTAATGGCAACGATACCCTCAAAAACGGTAATGGTAAGGACACCGTTACTGGAGGCAATGGAAATGACACTGTTGTAGATGTTGTTTCCAATGGAGTAAATAACGGTGTTGTTAGCAACGGCGTTACCGGGGTTGCTGTCGCAAATGGCAAAGGCCCCGGAAAAGGGCCGGGCGATGGCCCCGGTGATAATGGTGGTGATGGCTTAGGCCGAACCGGAATGCTAGCGGGATTAGCCGCACTGCCAACTATGGCTCAACAGCCTTTTGAGCCTTTAACACAGCGGTCTATCCGATTTGATGCTCCGACTATTCAACCAGTGCAAATAGCACCCACGGACGCAAGAAAAGAACTAGATAATCAGTTGGCAAGATTATTGAATGACCCTCAAAGCCAGCGTAAACAGTCTTTATTTGGAGGGCTTGTTTGATGACATATTTAAACCTGGTTAACGGTGTATTGCGACGTCTTAGAGAAGACGAAGTAAGTAACGTATCGGAAAGCACCTACAGCAAGATGGTGGGCGACTATGTAAATGACGCCAAAGACCTTGTAGAAACTGCATGGGATTGGTCGCCATTACGCAATACCCTGACGATTACTACCTCCAATGGTGACAACCTTTATTCCTTAACCGGCAGTCGCAATGAAGGCAAGGTTCTTAACTTCATTAACGATACGTCTAATTGCCTGGTCGAGTATCAGACCCAGAACTGGTTTGACGATAAGGACTTTATTCAGGAGGCTGTTACAGGCTCTCCCAAGAACTTTACTTATGCCGGTGTTGATGGCAGCGGTGATACTCAGGTTAAGTTATATCCGACACCGGATCAGGCATATACGCTAAAGGTTCGCGTAGTTTTACGAAATGTCGCGTTGTCAGCAGATGCGGACACGCTTGCGATACCTAGTGGCCCCGTCTTGCACATGGCAATAGCTTTGTTATCAAGGGAAAGGGGTGAGACAGGTGGTACGTCTACTGCTGAATACTTTGCGATTGCTGATAAGCACTTGTCTGATGCAATCGCCTTAGATGCACAGAAGCACCCAGAAGAGACAATCTTCTACACACCGTAGGATAGGTTATGGCACAGCCGTTACGCAGCATTGATCTTGTCGCCCCTGCCTTTAAGGGCGTTAACTCGGAAGACTCTCCGATTGCCCAAGATACGTCATTCGCAGAAATCGCAGATAACGCGATTATTGATCGACAGGGCCGATTGGCGTCCCGTAAGGGTAATAACGTCCTAACTACCAACAAAACAGCGTTGGGTACAGACCATATCCACAATATCCATGAGTTCTACGACAGTGCTGGTAACGAAACGATATTTAGCACTGGCAATAACAAGATACTGAGCGGCACGACAACGCTGACAGATGTGACTCCCGGCTCATACACAATTACCGCTAATGATTGGAAGATCGTAAACTTTAACGACAAGGCTTATTTCTTTCAGCGTGGTTATGACCCGTTAGTTCACGATAATAGCAATGGGCTAAGAACATTTACGGTAGCCAACGGCGGGGCCACTAACGCCACCTTCAAGGCCAATGAGGTGCTTGCTGCATTTGGCAGGCTGTTTATCGCTGGCAATGCTAGTAATGACACTATTATTTACTGGTCTGATCTATTAGATGGCAACGCCTTTACGGGTGGCTCTAGCGGCAACATTGATGTAGCAAAGGCCTGGCCTGATGGTGCTGATAAGATTGTCGCCCTAGCTGCGCATAATGACTTTCTTGTTGTGTTTGGTGAACACAGCATTATTGTTTATGGCGGTGCTGATAGCCCTGCAAGTATGGCAATTAGCGATACCGTATCAGGCGTAGGCTGTATCGACCGCAAAACAGTGGTCAGTATTGGTACTGATCTGTTGTTTTTAAGTGACGATGGCTTGCGTAGTCTTGGCAGAACAATACAAGAAAAGTCTCTGCCTATATCTGATCTTAGCCGCAACGTAAAACAGGAACTGATTGGATTCTTGGCGGCTAAAACCAGCCCTGCCAGCACTGTATATAGCCCTGAAAACTATTTCTATCTGTTGTGCTTACCCGACAGCAACCTTGTTTACTGTTTTGATCTTAGGGGTAGGCTGGAAAATGGCTCATTTCGCGTAACCAAGTGGCCTAGTGTTAAATTCAAGTCTTTTGCTAGAGACAGGGATGGCACTATTTATATAGGCACTACAGATGGTATTGGTAAATACGATGGTTTTGATGATAACAACGTGTCGTACATTTTCCGGTATTCAAGCCCCGGCCTAACCTTTGGCGACCCGTCAAAAATCAAGATTCTTAAAAAGATACGGCCCACGATTATTGGCGGCAATGATGCAGACATTATTCTTAGCTGGACGTATGACTTTTCGGTTCAGGCCAATACATCTCGGTTTAGGGTAGGTACATCAACGCCGGGATTTTATGGTGAATCAGAATATACGACCGTAGATTTTACGTTGGGCGATCTAATTAGCCGCAAGTCTTTAAATTGTACGGGTAATGGCAGTGTGATTACGGTAGGTTTGCAAACAGAAGTAAACGGTAATGCCATATCTCTACAGGAAATGAATGTCTTGGCGTTGATAGGCAAGACACTGTAATGATTTTTAAAGTGAGAGGAACGTACTAATGCCACATCAAGCGGGTCATTCGTACCAAGATTTAATAGATCAGGCGATAGCAGTAACGCCATCATCTGCCCAAGAAGAGTCAACTAACCCATTTGGAAATTTTCTTGGCGGTCTTTTTAGTGGGCTTATCAACAATATAGTCCCTATAGCGTCTACTGCTGGTGGCCTTGGGGCTTTGACGGGGGCTTATGATCGCCTTGGCGCGATTGGTGAGCGTGGGCTTGTAGGCGCAGGCCAGATTGCTGAAGAAGCCTTTGCGCGGTCACAGTTCAAACCATTTACCGTTACTACGGGGACAGGCTCCAGCATTGGTGTAGGTGTACCCGCACCTGGATCTTTTGACCAAATGGGTCGAGAGGCCAGAATCCAACAGCTTATGGATACTCAAGGGTTGACCCGAGAGCAGGCTATGGCTAACCAACAAACCTCACAAATGCGTGGGTTTGATATAAACAATGATGGCGTTGTGACTAACCAAGAGTTTGCGGCCGCCAGAAATGCTGGATTGACTGGAACTCCAACGTCTGGTGGTGCAGGCGGTGGCGCATTTACTGGCGCGGGGCCAATGATCGGGCCAAATATCCAGACTGTTTTAAGCCCAGAGCAACAGGCTATATCTTCAGGGGCTTTTACTGATGCCCAAACCTTGCTGGGTAATGTTGTTCAGGATCGTTCTGCCCGCGAGCAAGAGATATTCGATCGAATACGGGCCACGCAAGAAGCTGAAGAAGAGCGAAATCGTCTTGCTTTGGAAGAAAGGCTGTTTAACCAAGGAAGATTAGGCGTAAGAACTTCTATGTTTGGTGGCACACCAGAGCAATTAGCTTTGGCTAAAGCTGAAGAAGAAGCCAGAAATAGGGCGTCACTGTTGGCAATACAACAAGCCGAAAGAGAACAAGCGCAAGATGCAAGACTCGGTACTCAGTTGTTGGGTGCAGCGTATCTGCCAGAGGCTCAACTACAAAATACCTTTAGAAATGCTTTGACGGCCGCAGAAATCAATCGACGGGCCAACCAGTTTGGCACTGGTTTGTTTGCTCAGTCTTCTATAGCGGGCCTAGACGCCCTTCTGGGGTCAGGTATTGGTCAGGCAGAACTGATGGGTAGGCTTGGCACTGGGTTGCTTGGTGGCGCGATACAAGGTGCTGGCCAAGGGCAGGGCGGTATAGGCGATATTCTTAGTGGGGCTGTATCGGAATTTGGTCCCGACATTTTGAGACAGCTTAATATCATTTCGTAAGGAGACCAGAAATGGTTATGTTAAGACTTAGTTCAGCAGAAAGATTGGCAACCCCAGGATTTGCCCAAGGCGCAGAGCTGACTGCTAGGGATTTTGCTATGAGCGGCCCGTTGAGGCGGCAACGAGGTATGCTGACTGACCTTCTTGGCCCCCTTACTGACCCGATGGCTACGTCTGCGGATTACGCAACCGCGGCAAGAGGCTTAATGGGCATAGACCAACAATCTGCATTGGCGGTTGCGGCGCAGGGCAGAAATTTAGCAATTAAGGAAGCAGAAACTCAGCAGCTTAATGCTAGAAAAACCGCCTTGGCTACGAGGGCTGATGCGCTAGGTCTTGCTGATGTTGCAACAGCCGCACGTTCAGCTATGTCGGCCTCAGAGCTAGATGATATTGCTGGGGACATACGAAAGCTCCAGATAGAAAGGTTGCCATCTCAGACGCCGCAACAAAGAATGGCAATGGCTCGCGCCAGAGGCATATCCCCCGAAGAGTTCAGACGGGCGGGGCTAGCAACATCAACTGATAAGTATTTTGATGAATACATGAGTGGCCAGAAAGCAGACGTTGAAGCGTGGGTGAATGAAGCTGGTGAGGTAAAAGGTTATCGTATTTTAGATAATGGAAAGGTTCTTGACCCAAACACCGGCAATTTTGTGGAGCCATCTGCGCTGGGCCTTGTTTCTAAAGCGCCGACCGTTCAAAAGGTTGTCGATGCTAGCGATAAATATGCGGAGGCATTGGCAGAGGCAGGCGTTAAAGATGTTATCGATCAGAGAGAGAAGGCAAGGACGGCAAGACAAAGGCTTTCTGTTATTGAAAGGCAACTTAGCAGGCTTGAGGGAGGGATGCCGACAGGAATCGCGGCTAATTTTGAGGTAGGACTTAGAAGAGTTGGCGAACTGATTGGCCTTCCGTATGACTCGCAAGTTACAAATGCCGAAACATATATGATGGATGCTGCGCAGCTTGTAAGAGATCAAATAAAAGCGTTTGGATCTGGCACAAGTATTACTGACGCTGACAGAGTGTATACGGAAAGAATGGTGGGCGGCGATATTACTCAGCAAGCGCAAGCACTTGAGGAGATGCTTAACATTTTCAGGAATTCAGCAATTGAAACAATTACCAGCTATAACACTGTAATTGGGCAGGTAAAAGATGACATAGGAGAGGATAATATGTCTGGCTTTCAGCCCATAACGATTCCGAGCAGAACAAATGATAGTCAAGGAATCCCGAAGCCTCCTCCCGGCTTTAATCTTGACTAGGGGCTAAAAATGCAGACGGCTACAAATTCTTCAGGCGAAAAGGTCTATTGGGACGGCAATCAATGGCTTCCCTTACAAACAGCGACAAACCCAGATACAAATGAGCAGTTAGCTTTAGTAAATGGCAAGTGGGTTTCTTACTCGCCTGATGCTGAAAAAAGCGTATATCCTCCTTTTGTTTCCGGTCGTGCTGGAGCAATAATGCGCCGTGGTACACCTGATGTTGTAGGCGCTGTACAAGACGTTGGGCAGTCAATATCCGAAAGCCCAGCAAGTCAGACCTTTTCAGAAGAAATGGATAGGTTTGGGCCAGAAGTTAGGCGTCGATCAGCGCAGATTATTGGTGAAGAGCTTGATTTGACAGACCCCGGCAAGGTTGCTGGGGTTGCGGTAAGCCAAGCAGCGAGGGCTGGCGGGGCAACGCTATCTTCGTTCATAGGATCAGTGATTCCTAACAACATAAAAGAAGGCGCAGTAGACCTTTATAACAACATTAAAGAAACAGAAGCGTTTCAGTTGGCGGCAGATGCGGCAAGTAAGGGAATTGCCTACTACAACGACTTTGCCAAGCGGTTTCCAGAAGAAGCGGAGCAGTTTTCAACTGCAGTAGATTTATCAGCATTATTTGGGCCGCGTCCCGACATAGTGAAGCCAGATCCATCATCCAGCTTTGTAAGTGGCAAAGCCGCGGAAAAAAGAGAGGCTGCGCGATTAGCCTCCAGAGAGGCTAGGCAAACTGGTATTGCGCGGATGCTAGAGCCAGAAAACCGAGACATAACAACCCGCACCCGATTTGATGAAACCGGCCCCTTAAGAACAAGAACCTGGCAACCTGATAAATTTGACCAAAGCGTAATTGACACCCTCACGGATAAAGTTGAGGGTTTTGACCCTGATAGATCATACACTCACAATTTTGGGTTGCTTCAAGATTTTATTGAATCAAGAAGAAAAAGAACGGACAACATGATCGCTAGTCAGAACGTGGAAATTGACCAAGATCTGTTAGTTCAGCAAATGCAAGAAAGCATGGCAGATTTGAAATCTGACCCTAGATACAGACTTTCGACGGGTGACGAACAAAAAATTGCAGATGAGGTAGCGGCGATTGCTCTTGAGTTGGTGAAAAAGCACGGCACTGATTTAAATGGGGTTATAAAAGCTAGGCGCGAACTTGATGACGCATTGGCTAAAAAATATGGCAACGCAAATGACGCTAGAGGCGCGGCAGCATTGAGGGCAAGGAAAGTTTTAAACGGAACCTTAATGGATAATACAAAAGGCGATGATCTGAAAGAGGCATTGACCGACCAGTTTCACTCAATAACCGCTCTTGAAAGAATGTTGCCCAAGAGAAACGCTGAGGGCGAAAATGGGTTGAAGCGGATTTTCAACAACCTTCAAGATGTTGGAAACATACCCAGCAGCCCTCTGGCGCTTAAGGCAACGGTATTTGCTGGCGTTGGGATACTGGCCACCACTTACGGGTCAGTTGGTGCTTTAAGTGGCGCTACGCTTTATGGGGCATTCCTAGCGGCAAAGCCTAAGAACCGCTTGAAAGCTCTTGCTGGGGTTTTGTCAGCAACAGACAATGCCATAAAAACAGCCAAGAAGGGAAGCGAGGTTGCCCAGCAACTACAGGCTGACAGGTTGCTATTAGTGGATTTGATTGATTCTGCAAGGGCAGAAATACAATCTGGCGAGGAGCCTAATCCCAACTAACGAACTCTAACCACCCTGCTACACCCGCCGCCCTGTCATTCTCCATACGGGCGGCTTCTGCCTTGTAATGCTTGGCGATTTGCTTGGCTTCTTTCACCATCCTTTTGCCCAGCATGATGTCCTCGACCTTCTCCCTCAGTATCTCCAAGGCTCCTTCGCCATAAGTGTCTATGTAATGACGGTAGAAGTAATCAGGGTTGCTGCCGAACCTCTGATGACAGCCGTAACAGTGAGCAAAGGCGTTCATGGCATCGTATCTGACACCCTTCTTGGCCCGGCCAAAGTAATGGCTACAGTGCAGGCCCATGCTGTTTTCTTCGTATTTCTTGCCACACCCCTGGCAAGTAAAGTTATTTCGCATCCTGACGCACCGGCTAAACCAGTGGTCTGCTGCTGTACGCTTTAATCGCATTCTTTTGGCCCCGCATAACGGATTATTTCCAGAGGCTTCTCATCCGCATCCTTGAGCGGTTTGGTACTCAGATCCATCATTATGGCTACGTCTTCCTCTAATCGCTTTGCCATAGATTCTGCAGCTTCTAAGGCCAGTTGTGCGTCATTCTTCATAGCTCATCCTTTATTGTTTGCGGAAACGGGACGTATATCCCCTTCTTCTCTGACAGCCACCGTACAAGCACCTCAGCGGCTTCGCTCAGTTCCCTGCCGGTTAGCTTGGTGGTAGACGTTTTTTGGTACATGGCTTTAATGATGGGCTTGTAGAGCATTTCCTTAACCAGCCCCTCAGTAAACGGTATCTCAACCTGATCGTTGAAGGGATGTGCGTTGGAGTACCCGGCATCGTTTAGCTTCTCTGCCATCTGTCTAAACCATAAGTGCATGGCATTGTTCTGTCGCTCAGTCCTGCCTGCTGGCTTGATTGAGTACAGGTGATAGCTGCCTTGGCTGAACTGACCTTTTACAAAGTCTATGAAGAACTCTAGCTTTTCACGGCTGTCTACAATCCACCTATGCCCCTCCACGCTCAACCTCCATGATCTGCCTACCAATCAGTTCTGGTATCTGTGGCACGACCGCGTTGCCTAAGCATCTAAGTCGGTGTGACCTAGCGGGAACCCCATTAGCCACTCGACCCACGTTGGGTTCAGCGTCCCATTGGTTTTTTCTTGGTTGTCCGTATGCTGCACTGCCACATCCAAGGTGTCTCGACTCACCTTGCCATTCCTCATCCTGCCTCCAATGTAACCGCCTTTGTAATCCCTCGCAGCCGGAGTAGGCCAAAGGTTGTGCCTCGCCATTGAGCTCAGGGAGTGTCGCTCCTTCGCATTCGGCCCGAGGCTCTTGTTTCTGCCGTACTCTGCTGCTGTCGGCGTTGGAAGGTAGCGTGGCGTGTGCCTCACCTCGTCTACCAGTGTAATTGTCGATTGCCCCGTTTTCCTGCAATGTTCGTAAAACTCTTTGCTTTTCGGCCCCTGACTGCCGTTCGCACTCGCTGGGGTACGCCACAATCCAGACCCTATCTCTGTGGTGGTGGGCGCCAATCGCGGAAGCTGGTATGCAGTGCCACTCCGCATCATACCCGACCGAGGAAATGTCCCATAAAACTCGCTTAAACCAATCTCCCCCGTCTCCAGTAAGCAAGTTTGTGACGTTTTCAAAGATGGCGTATCGAGGTCGAATTTCCCTAAGAAGACGGGCGCACTCTGACCACAATCCACTGCGCTCGCCATCAATGCCTGCCTGTCTACCAGCGGTTGAGATGTCCTGACAGGGGAATCCTCCCGTGATGACATCAACTCCAACTCCGTCTGAAACAAGTCTGTCTGCTGTGATTCGTCTGACATCGTCATAGATCGGTACTCCAGGCCAGTTCTTTTTCAATACCTTCTGCGCGTAAGGGTCAATCTCGCAAAAGGCTACGGTTTCAAATCCAGCGGCCTCTAAACCAAGGGCAAAGCCGCCGATCCCACTAAACAAATCCAACACTTTCATGGTTTTTCAGCCCAAATAAAAATGTCAATGAAAACAACAATATGCCCCTTTTGCCCCTTTTGCCCCACTTTTTGGGGGCCGCCCCCTAAAACACGGGCAAAACGGGCATTTGGGGCAAATTCTTGATTTTGCTCACATTTTTTTATCACCAATTTTCACCTATCCAGCGGTAATTTTTGGCATTGTTGCCGGGATTCCGTCTGAGTTTGAGCATATTGCCTCTTAGTAAATCCATGCAGTTACGCAGTGACTTCTTTGAGCATTCGTTGGGATTCAGGTGTTCGTCATTCAGCATCCTGAACAACTCTGTCAGGCTGTATTCAGCGCCGCCCTTCATTACCGACTCTAAAAACAACACTTCGTCTTCATATTTGGCGAAAGCCTTGCCGACATTGATCTGCGCCGCCTGCTTCTTTTTCAACTCGCTTATGTCATCTTCATCAAGGAACTCAACGGAATCCACAGATTCCTCGTAACCAACGGTTTCTTTTGTCTGCTTGTATCGGAACCCGCCAGAGAATGAAATCTGGCTCCGATCCTTCTCGTTGATGACCAGTAGCTCTTGATAGTCAGCGAACTTGTCGTTGAGGGGGTCGAGGCCAAACATATTGTCTACGTCAGCTTTTAAGTCGCCTACGCCTTCGTAGATTAAACGACCGTCTAGCGATCGATGCTTGTTACAGTGGCCTAGAAGGATGATCGTGCCACCTGCTGCGGCGAACTGCCTAAATACGTGAAGAATGTCCCGCATATCGCCTTTGTTTAGCACTGGCGCAAACTTCTTCAAGGTGTCACAAATCACTATCTTGCCGTTGGCGTGACCCTCAAGCCGTATCATGTTCAACATTCCCAAGGCATCCTGAGTGGTGCGTAAGCCTGGATCTTGGCTTGTAGCTAGGGTAATCATCGACATACCGTGCTTCTGGCCCATCTTTGCCTTCTGAACCACGCCCCGAGCCCCGTCATCTTCGTTGAAATAGATGACATCTGAGCCTTTGATTAGGTTGTTCCGGATCGACTTAAACAGGCTACCCAGAACCCAGACCGTCTTACCGGCCCCAGAAGGCGCGTAGACGAGCGTTACGGTTCCGGTGGTAATCATGCCTGAGATAACTTCGCGCTCGTTAGCGAGCCTCTCCTCAAGCTCTGCGATGCGGTGGTTGGTTGCCGCCGCCTGTAGTCTCTGTAAGCTGGATAATGGTTCGTTTATATACTTATCGTATCGTCGGGGCTTTTCTTCTAATAACTTTTTGTATTCTTCTGCAGGGTTGTACGTTTCATTCATTTCTGCGTACATGGCTTGCATGGACGCGATGAATTCATCATCTCTGACTGTCACTGCTTATCCCTTTTCGTTGAGCGGAACCTATAACTCTGAATCAGCCGCTTTAGCTTGTCAACAAATTGCTGACCTTTTTTAAAGATCGCTAGGCTTGTCAACTTGCGTTATCTTGAGTTAAACTGCGTTTAGGTCAACAAAGGAGGGAAAAGTGTGGCTGATAAAAACAAAGGTGAAGTAGAGATTCATGGCAAGGTTTATCTAACTGTTGCCAGAAGGATTGATGATTTCAGAAAGTCGGAACAGTTTAAAGGCTGGTCAATCGAAACAGAGCTGGTAAGTGCTGAAGATTCAATGGTCGTGATGAAGTCGACGATCCGGGATAGTGATGGCAAGGTTGCAGCTACCGGATACGCTGAGGAAAACCGTAGCTTCGGGAAGATCAACAAGACCTCTGCGCTGGAAAATGCTGAAACTTCAGCGGTCGGCAGGGCGTTGGCATTCCTGGGCCTTGGCGGTAGTGAGATAGCCAGCGCCGATGAAGTATCCACAGCGATTGCACATGGTTCAATCAAGGATGCGATGGAGCCGATCCTGCAGCATAACGATGCGACCCGAGAAAACTTCGATTCCATCTACTTCATCAAGGAGTACATCAAGGCCGGTGATGTTGCCGGAGTCGCACAGATATGGCTTGAGTTGTCTAACGACATCAAAGAAGCCTTATGGGTTGCCCCGACAAAAGGCGGCGTATTTACCACAGAAGAACGGGCTTTCTTAAAGTCTGACGAATTTGCACAAGCCAGAAAGGAGGCTGCATGAGCGACGATCGAGATTTCGTAAACGGCATGATTGTTAAGAAACCTAACAGTAATGCCCCAGAATGGGTTAAAGCCAAGGTGTCTATCAAGCTCGATGACTTCAAAGGTTGGATCGGCGGATTTGTCAAAGACAACCCTGATGACGAATGGATAAACATCGACATCAAAGAATCACAGAAAGGCACTTGGTACGCCGAGCGTGATGCCTGGAAGCCTGAGAAGAAGGATTCCGCCCCCGCAGCCAAGGAAGCTGATGACATTCCTTGGTAACATTAACCGCCGCTGAAGGACTCCTGAGCGGCACTCTTGCCCCAGCTCCCTTTTCTGGGGCTTTTTTTTGAGGAAAAACCATGTCTGACAAATACGTTTACTGGCGCGAGCTGGGCGATATGTTCAAAGCCTACACCGCACCCAAACTAATGCGCGTCCTGGATGCCAACGGCATTCCCTATCGGAAGGATGCGAAAGGCAAGCCAATGGTGGAGCGGGTACACGTCGATTCTACTGCTGACACCGCTAGCGCAGCTGAAGCAATGGATAACATGGACGCCGCTATTAGCGAGTTTTCTACCACCATCACAGCGTCTCCAGAGTCATGAGTGTTTATGACGCTTTTGTTAAGTCGCTTGTGCTGGCGATTGACGCACCAACAGATGAACAATCCGAAAAGGCCGTAGAACTTGCCGAAAATTTTGCTGGACAGCTAACCGATTTACAGGTGGAAGAAGGCAGAAAAGAGGCCATAAAGGTCATTGGATGCAAGGGAATTACTTGTCCTTTTTAACGATGAAGCACAGAAAAAAGGATGGAGGCAGCTGGCTATCGGATATACCCGAATGGCTACCGCCTCTTATCCTCGTCTCAGCTATCTCGCTGTACATCCTGGCGCAAGATATTGCCTAATTCCTGATGGTACTTCACGTTCTCTAAGTGCTGTGCCATCACTTCCGCTTTCGACTGACCGTGATACTCGACCGCCAGCCTCATATCTAACAGCGCCGTGTTCAGGCTTCTGGTCTGAAAACCGTCACCTTCCTGCTTATAGATCGAAGCTAATACCCTGCCGAACTTACCGCGCTTGTCGATATACGTCCTGAGCATCACTGTGCAGCCTTCTGGTAGCTCGTTTTTTAAGTAATCTTTGGCTAGGTTGCCGAGAGCTTTTGTCTCTATAGTGCCGCCTCGCGTCTCTGCGGTGTCGATAGCGTAAAGCCGCACGTTTTGATTGTTCAGGGCAATGTCAAACCCGCAGTCAATGTCACAGACTACGCTATCGCCGTCGATTATTCGGGATATTTGGGCCTTGTAGGTATACATGATGGCCTCCAGGGAGAAGGCGGCGTTTTGTCTACAGGTGCCGCAGACCTGCCAACGCGCGAGGGGATCGCGCCAGACACTCAGAAGTTTACATCTTTCGTTGTTTTTTTGCTAATTATGCAAATGCCACAATGATTAGCAGCAGTGTGAGGCATCCCAACAGACCAGCCGCACACCCGGCGACCACTAGCAGCAGCTTTTCGGTGCGGTTGCTATACATAGTTAAGACTTCCTCCAAACCCTGTACAGGTCGGGGCCAATTCTGTTCATGGTGAGCGTAAACCCTTGCGGCAAAATATGCCGCAATGACGAATTGTATTGAAGCTGCCTTACCGCATCCGCGTTGTCTCTGTTGCAAGTAAACGACTGCCCGACCTTAATTTCTAAAATCCACCCGTACTTAACAAGGGAGGATGGTAAAGGGATTGGGATATTGTCCTCAAAAACTGGCTTATCCATAATAATCCCCCACGCAAACGTCAGCATTGCTGGCGTCCTCCTCAATCAAATCCATGATGTAATCAAAATTAATCTCATCAGTGATATTGAGCGGTAATGACGCGCCAGCTATACGGGTAGTTACCTTCACGAGCTCAAAGGTTTGAGGTTCCGCGTCACCGTCACCGGCGTTGATCCGATAGGAAACCTGGCAATCCAGCGTGATAAAATCCGCGTCCAGTTCACAATCAAACGTGTGAACGCGGTCATATAAACTGGCGACACCCATTACAAACCCTCCTGTTTGGCTAAATCCACCAACCAATCGAGGTGGATTAAGCCGTAATCGATCCCATATTCAAGGCCTTTATAATGCGCCTGGGCGTGTATATCGTTATCTTCGTAAGCGCGCTGCAACTTTGCCAACGCCGATAAATGCTGTCCTTTTAGGCGATCTCGCCTCTCTATCAACTCAGATACCAAAGACAATCCGGTGTTCATTGCTTCACCTCCACTTCGCCAGCCTTCTTTGCGCAGTATTCAACCAGCAAGTATCGAGACTTTGAACCTGGATCATCCTCCGGGACATCTGTATAGCCATTCACCCGTTTTGCCATAGAAAGGCCGGTAGCATCGTCGTACCAATAGTCAGTGAACACAAAGCCGCCATCGGTTTTGAGATAAGGCTTGCTGTGGATAAGACCCAAGTCAGCTATGACTTTCTCGAAAACCTCTTTGCTTACTTCGACAGTAAACTCATCCTTCATTGCTTCACCTCCCCTCTTAGAATGTCGGCAGCGTCCATCAAAGATAGACGTACCTGAGCTATTGTGTCGCTTTGTTCTACCTTTGAAAGCCTGTCGATGGTGCTGGCTAAATCGGCACAAGCCTCTTGCAAGCGTAGGCGGTCGCTTTTTGGTTGCTCCTGTACATGTGGGAACAACTGACGCGCAATCGTCCGAACATCCGCAGCGTGGACTAAATCCAGGCTTTTGAATGTGGCGTGGATATGTTCGTAAACTACCTGTGCCTCAGACTTGCAAAGCCAAGGCGCAGACTTTGAGACGTATTGAAGTGAATAAACGGTCATAACTCTTTTCCCCTTTGTTGAATTGCTACATTATATTGCAAAGTTTAAAACATTGCAAAAAGGTTGGCAGGTGTGAGCGCTGACCGTATCCCTATCCGGTTCACTACTGCGACAACGTCCCCCGGCTTTTGCTATCAGTTTTCAGATACTCACACCCTTAACGCTTGCCATCACGACCATTTACGGATGGCTCCGACCCTGTGACTGTGACATCACTTCCCATCGTGCGGGATCACACTAGCCGGTAACGAACCGGCACGTTCTTAGATATACCGCTGCGCGCCGTCCGGCGAGATTAAGGCGGTTATGTCGTCATCATTGCAGGCCAGGTAACGCGCGGCCAATAATGCCGCCTCGGGGCTGTTATGCTCGCCGACCGGTACGGTATCGCCTTCGATTTCCGCCACCCACTGATTACCTATTAACAATTGCCCGGGGTGCGGGAGAGGCTTGCGTATTACCCGCCTCTTTTTCTGTTTTGTCGGCCATGTGGTACAAATTGCAACCGTTTTCATGCTACACCCCTCTCCAATTCTGCAAACCAGTTGGACACGACAAGCTCGCCCACGATATAGGCATACATATTCACTACGGATTCAGGGCTTGAGAGATCGGTACAAACCTTGCCGAAATTGGCCTGCTCATAGTCTTTTATGATGCCGATTACCTCAAAGGCGCGATCGCCTAGCCATTGCTGCGCCTGATATGTGCCTATGATGTAATAGTCCATATTAAACGCTTCGTGATGCAGTTCTGACGGATCTGCGCCATCGCCTGGCGTATTTTCGGCCAAGTAATCTTGGAAATATTGCGTTATTTCGTCTTGCTTGTAGTACATGGTTCTTTCCCCTTGTTTGGTTGTTGGGATGATTCCCGCAATGCTCCCGGGTTCCAGAAGCATTACGTGAAGCATCTATTCTCCGCGCATATCAACCGTTACAGAATGCGCCACATTATGCTCGTTGTAGGCTTTCACCAAATCATTGCGCTGGACTTCGCTATCAGCAAATGATGTTGTAGTGAGGATGATGCGACCGTTTTCACGATGCACCCATCCGCGCCATCCGCCCGCCAATGTTTCGCGTTTGATTTCTACTCTCTTAAAATCGCTCATTATTTATTCCCCTTGTGTGTTGTTTACTTCAAAAAGCATCGCCACGAATACTGCGAGAGACAGGGCAAACAAGCCCAAACCCCAGAGTATATTGGTGGCGTTCATGGTGTACGCGCCGTGTATGGTCAAGCCAGCCCCGGCAAATAGATAGGTGGCTAGCAGGAGCTCATAGGTTCGGAATTTGGTTTTTGCGTTCATGGTTTCCCCTTTCAATTGTGTCGGTGTTGCACCCGAAAACCCCAGCAGCCGAACTGGTCTGGGGTTGTGGGTTTAGGTGTGTCTACTCTGGATAACCGCGATATTCTGCGTATAGAATATGGTTTGTGGCTTTTGCTATTGCTATCGCCACTAACCGTGGCACATCGTCGGCATTACTGGCGACGCCATGCCAAACTTCGCCATATTCCTCAGTGACACCAACATAGATACCGCAATCTGCAATATCTTCATCAGATCCGAAATCATGGTCAGAGTCTGATGAAATCATCACAGAGGCATTGGGGAAATCCCGCATCCACGCGGTGCAGCCTCCGCCAGTGCTACCAACCTCAAAGCCAGACTCTCTCAGAAAATCATATAAATCATTACTGTTCATGGTTTCCCCTTATCGTCGGAATAAATTTTCGTTGGTGGATTCGGTGCGATCTTCAAGATTCTCCAGAGCATCCCAGAACTGAATAAAGGCAGATAATGCCTTGCGTTGATAATCATCCATTAAATGGCCGTGCGACATCATAAATTCCATTGCACATGGCGCGCAGTCTTGGTAAACGTCACCAAATAATTGCCCAACCATTTCAACGTATGCGTCAGTTAAGTACTCTGATGGTTTCGCGTAATGTCCCATTGTTTTCCCCTTTCATTGAATGTTTGTAAACTTCGTCAAAGATTGTTGCTTATACATATATAGAGTACAAGTAATATCTGATACCGATTTGCTATATCAAGGCAACCTTCTTATGCGATTTTGATTAGATCCGAATAGCATCAAAACCAGGCTGGCTAGAGCTTTAGGGAATATGCGTATTGGTTGGCGTAGGGGGTACTATATCCACACTCACATTTACACTTTCCAACTTGCTTGTTGCCAACAAGTATCTTGCTAGTTAGTACTTACTAACATCGGGTTAGTTGGTTAGTGCTTACTAACATTCAGGTTGGTTAGTACTCACTAACAACTTACTTGTCGCAAGCAAGTATCTTACTTGTCAGGAACAAGTAACATGGGGGGGGAGGGGGTAGTTGCGTCGTTATTATTATTGTACCCACCCACCCACAAAAAAAGCGGAAACTGGGGGGTATTGCATTCCTCAGATACTTGTATAGGATAGGGAGGGACAGGCGGGCTAAACTATATATGTAATTTTAAGGAGGCAGTCATGGAAAAGGGCCATACAGTTGAGTACAAGTCCATTGATTATTATTCAATGTGCGAAAAGTCCAAGGCAAAGATTAAGGCTATGCAGGATGCGGGCTTTTCTACGCCTTATGATGCTAAATCTTCCCCTGAAGAGACTGAAATGCCTAAGATGGGTGGTTATTCCGTCATTATGATGGGCAAATAGCTGCATTAGGTGGATGACTGCCCTGTTCAGAGCGATGTAGAGTCTGCAATAGACTTTACCTGGGAGATATTATTCTTGTCGCCTTGGGAACTGGTGTATATTGGCATCCCTATGTCCGTGCTGGCGTTTTATGTATTAACTATTTACGCCATCTTTAAAGCGATACAAAAGAAGTATTCGTAAGTACTTACTAACCTTGGAGGCCGCATGGACGTTGATCCTAGCGATAACCTTGAAGAACAACCCAAACGCC